GCCTTGCCCCCTAACCCTGATTTGCCCCCTAGGGGGATTCAGGGGGCTAGGGGGAATCATTCTTGGCCACCTTTTCGCATCATCATGGCACTCGATTGGACATCGTCAATCACCAACCAGCCGTGTTCAAGTGGGCTGATGATCTCGGACAGGATGAGTGCACCGATCAATTTTTCTGGGTAGGCTGCGCTCAGATCGTTCTCGATCGTGCGTGGTTTTCTGCCATCAGCTGCCAGCTTGTCTTTAAGTGCCGACCTGCTAATATAGGGTAAACCCTCGCGTATTTCAGCGCCTGTTCCCCACCATGCGTTCTCGAATGTTTTGCGATGCGCGTCCAGTTTCGACTCTTTTTTCGGGGCTGTCGGTGCTTCAGTTTGGACGATCACAGCGCTAGTCACTTGCTGGTTGTCTTCATCGCGCCAGCCAGGGATGGCCACTTGTTGCAGCTCGACGTGGATGGTCTCGGCCAGTTCTGCATCTTTGGACTTGCGCTGCACGATCTGCATGGGCACGCCTTCTTTGCCTGGCACGATGCTGATCTCGATGTCCAGAGCACCTCGCCATGCGCTTGAGCCTCGAGCGCGGTGCTGGGCTTCGTCTGACACACCTGTGTGGTGCACCAAGATCACCGAGCAGTTGAATTCCTGCATGAGTGCGTTGCATGCGTCCAGCATGGTCTTGGCATCTTGAGCTGAGTTTTCATCGCCTGAGAGGAATCGGTGCAGGGTGTCGACAACGATCACGCTGGGTCTGTCTTTCAGCATCCTGACTTGCTCGACCACTTTGAGATAACCGGTCGGGGTGTTCAGGTCGCAGCCGTCTTTGGACAGCCACATGGCCAGCTTGCCTGCTTTGTGGTGGTGCTTCCAAGCTGCCACCCTGCCTCGCAGACCGTGGTGGCCTTCACCGGCCAGATAGACCACGTTGCCTTGACGCACTTTGTGGCCTGCCCAGTCTTCTGTTCCGCTGGCCATGCGCAGGCACCAGTCGAGCACCACGAATGTCTTGCCGCCACCGCTTGGGCCGTGGACCATCACTAGGGCTTGGGATTGAATCCAGCGTTTGACGAGCCAGCTGATGGGGCTGGGCTGTGCGCAGAAGTCGTCGGCTGGGATCAGCCAGTCGTCTGCCGGTGGCATCAATAGGCCTGCCAGATCGTGGCCAGCTTGTGCATAATCGTTGGCATCACCGAGTATCGGAGGCATCACCATGCGTGCACCGTACTTGGCGCTGGCCTGCTCTGCGTAGCGTTGGCCAACACCGCTTTGGTCATGGTCTGCGACGATCACGATGTCTTGAGTTGCTCCGTACATTTCTCTGAGTGTGCCAGTGACCGGCACCAGATTGCTGGCGCTGTATGCCACCACGACTGGCCTGTCGGTGGTTTCATGGATGGTGGCTGCCGTTGCGAATCCCTCGGCCACGAACAGTGTGCCTGTCTCATCTAGTGAGCCTACCATCCAGAACTTGCCGCCAGTCTGACCGCCTGGATGGTAGAGCTTGCCGCCTTCGTGGTCGATGTACTGCAAGGTGGCCAGTGTTCCGTCTTCGTCGTAGAGTGGCAGCACCAGTCGACCGTCTCCTGTTGCCCTTGCACCATGCGTTTGAATTCCCTTCTTGGCCAAGTAAGGATGATCTGGAAGTGCCGCCTGTGCGCCTGTCCAGATTTTCTCGACCGTGTCGCTGGCCACTTGGTGCTGGCGCTCGAGTGCTGCGTCACGCAGAGCTTTGGCCTCGGCCAGTCGTTTGGCGTGTGACATTTCCTCGGTCTGCGTGAGTTTGCGTCCTACGTCTGCACGCCATGTCACTTCCATGCCTGCTCGCCAGCATCCGAATCGACCGGCTGGGATGCCATCACCGAACACCAGATACCAGCCTGGCTTGTCACCGTGGCCAGGTGCGCCTTTGGTGCCTGATCGGAATCGATGAATTTTTCCATCCATCAAGACTTCGTCTGGCGGCTCAAGGCCAGCTGCACGCATTGCATCAATCAATTGATTCTCTGCTGGTGCGACGAGTTTTTCTGGTGGTGGTGCCCAAGGTCCACCGAGTACTTTTGAGAGGTCAGCCATGCGTCACCTTGCGGCTTTCAAAGTAGTTTGACAGCGCCAGCATGACTTTGTGAGTTGGGTTGGCATTTGGGTTGTCGCGCACTTGGCGAATGGTGTTGTAGTGCACACCAGTGGCCTCAGCCACCTTCATTGGCATTCGGTCGGAGAGCGCGTCTCGTATCTGCTCTAGGGTCATCATGTTTTTTTCCTTTGTTGAAAATATTTATTGCGATGTGTGGATATTACACTAAAAAATGGTTTATAGTCTAGCCACACCTCGAACTGATTCCCAGACGGAGGTGCAAAAAAAAGGAGAGCCAAATGGCTATCAATTTGAAATCGACCGGCAGCTTGTCTGCCAATGGAGTGAAGTTGTTGGTGTACGGCCAAGCTGGTGCTGGTAAAACCACGCTGGTTAAGACGCTGCCCAATGTGATTGTTCTCAGTGCCGAGGGTGGCCTGCTGTCCATTCAGGACGCTGACCTGCCTTACATCGAGATCGCCTCGATGGATGACTTGCGCGAGGCCTTCACATGGGCCAGAGACAGCAAGGAGGCCGCAGGCTTTCAGTCGGTGGCGCTTGACTCGATCAGCGAAGTGGCTGAGGTGGTCTTGTCCCATGAGATGAAGAAGTCTAAGGATGGCCGCGCAGCTTATGGCGAGATGAACAGCACCATGCAGGAGTTGATTCGCGCCTTCCGCGATCTGCCAGGCAAGCATGTCTACATGTCGGCCAAGTTGGAGAAGTCCACCGACGAGATGGGCAAGATGCTCTACAACCCAGGCATGCCTGGCAAGAGCCTGACACAAGGCCTGCCTTACTTCTTTGATGAAGTGCTGGCGCTGCGTGTTGAGCGTGATGCCGAAGGCGTGACCCAGCGTGCGCTGATGTGCGACTCTGATGGCCTCTGGTTGGCCAAGGATCGCTCTGGCAAGTTAGAGGCTTGGGAAGCGCCTGATCTGGGTGCAATCATTGCCAAGATCGGAGGCAAAGCATGACCGCCAAGGTATTGCCCAATGACATGAACGAGCTGGCCAGCATGTGGCTGGCTGCTAAGAAGCAGGAAGAAGATGCGACAGCGGATCGACGCGATATTGAGGACCACATCAAGAAGCTGGCAACTATTGCCGAAAACCTTGAAGGCACAGAGACAGTTGAGCCTGGTCGATTCGAGATCAAGATCGTTGGCCGCATCGACCGAAAGGTCGACGGAGACAAGGTGCAAGAGCTTGCCGCTGAGTTCGGTCTGACCGATCACTTGGCCAAACTGTTCCGCTGGAAGCCTGAGATCAACATGGCAATCTGGAAGGCAGCAGATGAGTCCATCACCAAACCGCTTGCCGGTGCAATCACGGCCAAGCCTGGCCGCCCATCTTTCAAAATCATCCCCAAGGAGTAAATCATGGCTTTTTTAAACGAAGAATTTAACGTCAACGAACTGCCCCAAGGCAATGGCAACTTTGAGCCTCTGCCTGCTGGCTGGTACACCGCCACCATCTCTCAGTCTGAGCTGAAGGCAACCAAGGCTGGCAACGGCCAGTACATCAAGCTGCGCTATGACATCACTGGCCCGAGCCACCAAGGTCGCGTGGTGTTTGGCAATCTGAACATCAAGAATGCCAACCCTAAAGCCGAGGAGATTGGTCGTCAGCAGCTCGGAGACATCATGCGTGCGATTGGCTTGGCCAAAGTGACCGACACCGATCAGTTGATTGGTGGCCAGATTGCCATCAAGCTGGAGGTCAAGGAAGACGCTCAGTACGGTGCAAGCAATGAGGTCAAGGGCTTCAAGTCTGTGTCCGGTAGCGTAGCGCCAGCTGCGGCCATTCCTCAAGGCCAAAGCAATCCAGCTCCTGCTGCATCTGCCAAGGCCGCACCGCCTTGGGCTAAGAAGTAAGAAAAGAAAAGCCCAGACTAGCGTGAACTGGTCTGGGCAAACTCATCAAAGGAGAGACAACATGAAAATCCCTGAGCCAGATAATACCATCCAGTCGTTGATTGACAAGCACCATGAGGCCATTGCTGAGGTGCCGCGCCCACACCTTGGGGCCAGTACGCTTGGCCATGTGTGTGATCGGTGGCTGTGGCTGTCGTTTCGCTGGGCTGTGCAGCCGAGCTTTCCTGGTCGAATCCTGCGCCTGTTCAGGCGTGGCCACCAAGAGGAGGCCAACATCATCAGCGACTTGCGTGCCATTGGCATCGATGTGCGCAAGGTGTCGAGTCAGCACCGTGTTGACTTTGGCAGCCATGTGTCTGGCTCGATCGATGCCATCATCGACAAGGGTGTGCCAGAAGCGCCCAAGTCCAAGCACATCGCTGAGTTCAAGACCGCATCAAAAAAGGCATTTGACGATCTGGAGAAGAATGGCGTTGAGAAATCCAAGCCTGAGCACTTTGTTCAGATGCAGGTCTACATGGCTGGCACTGGCATCGATCGTGCGCTGTATTTGACCGTCTGCAAGGATGATGACCGCATCCACACCGAGCGCGTGAAGTTCGACAAGGATGTGGCAGGCAAGGCCATCGAGCGTGGCCAGCGCATTGCTTTGAGTGATCGCATGCCCGAGCCAATCAGCTCGGATGCGAGCTGGTATCAGTGCAAGTTCTGTGATGCGCATGAGTTCTGCCACCAGAGCAAGACCACCAAGCATGTGAACTGCCGCACCTGTGCTTTGGCCACAGCGATGCCTGACTCGACTTGGCACTGCGCCAAGTGGGATGCTTCGATTCCTTTGGATTCACAGCGCACTGGTTGCGAGTCGCATGTCCTGCACCCTGATCTGGTTTCTTGGCAGCGCAAGGACGGACCGGACGAGTTCACCGCTGTGTATGAAATCAATGGCGTGAATCTGGCCAATGGTGATCCTGAGCAGGAGGGTGTCTACGGCTCCAAGGAGTTGCTGGCCAATGCCAATGCCTGCGCCAGTGGTGATGCGCTCATTGCTGAGATGCGCAAGGACTTTGGTGGAAGGATTGTGGGATGACCAGAGAAGACATTATTCGCATTGCACAAGAGGCGCATGGCCCAATTACTGCTCGATGGTGGGACATGGATGTTGCATCGCTTGAACGCTTTGCCGCCCTTGTAATCAAAAGCCTAAAGCCTTCACTACAAACTGAATTTAAAAAAATGTTTATGGAAGGTGCTGCTGCCGAGCGTGAGGCGTGTGCAAAGGTGTGTGAAGAAAACGCGCACAACTATCTTGTTGATAAAGCATGGTGCGCAGAAGCAATCCGAGCAAGGGGTCGTGATGCTCCGTGACTACCAACAGCGCACCATTGACCAGCTGTATGCGTGGTTTGAGGCTGGCAGCCACGGCAATCCTTGCTTGGTGTTGCCGACTGGCTCAGGCAAGTCGCACATCGTGGCTGCGCTGTGCAAGGATGCCTTGCAAAACTGGCCAGAGACTCGGGTGCTCATGCTGACCCATGTCAAGGAGCTGATCGAGCAGAATGCCGAGAAGATGCGCCAGCATTGGCCTGGTGCACCGATGGGCATCTACAGCGCCAGCATTGGCCAGAAAGACTTGAGCGAGCCGATCACCTTCGCTGGCATCCAGTCGGTGCGCACCAAGGCGCGTGAGCTTGGCTACATCGATCTGGTGATCATTGACGAGTGCCACTTGGTCAACCATAAGGACGAGGGTGGCTATCGCAAACTGCTTGGCGAGTTGAAGGCCATCAATCCGCACCTGCGCGTGATTGGCTTGACTGCTAGTCCATACAGACTTGGGCATGGCCTTATTACTGACAAGCCTGCACTTTTTGACGACATCATTGAGCCGGTCAGCATCGAGGAGCTGGTGTTCAAGGGCTATTTAGCCACACTGCGCTCCAAGATCACCAAGGCCAAGCTGGATGTGAGTGGCGTGAAGAAGCGCGGAGGCGAGTTCATTGAGTCTGAGTTGCAGGCCGCTGTGGACACCGACGACAAGAATCAGGCCGTGGTGCATGAGGTCATGGCCTTGGCCGGTGAGCGCAAGGCGTGGCTGTTCTTTTGTGCTGGCGTGAAGCATGCGGAGCACGTGGCCGAAGTCCTGCGCCAGCAGGGTGTGATCGCTGAGTGCGTGACTGGCGAGACACCAAAGAAAGAGCGCGAGCGCATGCTGGCCGACTTCAAGGCAGGCCGTGTGCGTGCTCTCACAAACGCGAATGTGCTGACCACAGGCTTTGACTATCCAGACATCGATCTGGTAGTGATGCTGCGCCCGACCATGAGCGCCAGCCTTTATGTGCAGATGGCTGGCCGTGGCATGCGGGTCAAGAGCCACACCGACCACTGCTTGGTGCTTGACTTTGCAGGTGTGGTCGAGTCGCATGGCCCGATCACCAATGTGCAGCCGCCCAAGAAGGGTGGCGATGGCAATGGCGAGGCACCAGTCAAGGTGTGCGATCACTGCGGTGAGCTGGTGCACATCTCGGTGATGGTTTGCCCTTCCTGCGGTGAGCAGTTTCCTGAGCCGGTCAAGAAGTCGATGGTGCTGCGCAACGACGACATCATGGGTCTGGATGGCCAGGAGCTGGAGGTGACGAGCTGGACATGGCGCAAGCACATCAGCAAGGCCTCGGGCATTGAGATGCTGGCCGTGACCTACTACGGTGGCCTGAGCGATACGCCAATCACCGAATATTTGCCAATCATGCATGAAGGGTATGCCGGTCAGCGTGCAATGAGCCAGCTGCTAAGTATTGCCAACAGCGCCAGCATTGTGCCTGGTGGTCTGAATGTGAAGACGCTCGAGGATATGGTGCAGAACATGAACATGGCCACGCCACCAGAGATGATCGAGTATCGCAAGGACGGAAAGTTTTTTAGGGTAATGAAAAGGAGCTGGGAATGACAGTTGAAGAACAAATGAACAGGATGCACAAGCTCAAGGTTTGTGATGTGTGCAGTCGTGAGGCTGATCCGCTTGGTGGTGTCAAGGTGCGCACCAAGTGGCATTGCGCTCGGTGCTGGGTGAAGTTGATGCAAAGGGGTCTGAAATGAGCCGACCACCAGAGCCACAATTCTTGGTTGATTACCGCGAGTGGATCAAGGCCGGTCCACCAAAGTGCTGCCACACCTGCGAGATGTACGGCAACGATGGTCTGTGCACCGAGTTCTTCATGACACCGCCAGCTGAGTTTGCGGCTGAGGTGGATGCCTGCCCTAAGTGGGAGCCAGAATGTCCATTCTAGACCGTATTCCCACCGAGCATGAGGAGCAGCGCGAGCTGGTGCGTTGGTTTCGCCAGACTTGGCCAGGCGTGCGCATCTTTGCTATTCCCAATGGTGGCGCTCGCAGTCCGGCCACCGCTGGCCGCTTGAAGGCTGAGGGTGTGTCTTCTGGCGTGCCTGATCTGTTCATCCCTGCCTGGGGTCTTTGGGTGGAGATGAAGCGCACCAAGGGTGGCAGCTTGAGTGCCGAGCAGAAAGACTGGATTGCCTATCTTGAAAGTGTGAGATTCTGTTGTATAGTGGGAAAAGGTGCTGATGATGCCAAATGCAAACTTCAGGCCTTTTTTAACCAACACAAGGACAATTTATGAGCACTCGCATTTATGTCGTCACTGACATTGAGACCAACCGCCATCGTCTGATTCGCGCTGGCAACCAAGCGCAGGCCATTCGCCATGCTGCTCAGACTCGATTCGACATCGAGGTCGCTGGCCAAGAGGACTTGGTCAACTTGCTGACCAATGGCGTTCCCATCGAGCTGGCCGGTGGACCTGCCACTGCTGACATGTTCGAGGAAGCTGCCATTGCCAATGCTGGAGGGACTGACTGATGAAAATCTTTATTGATGGAGAGTGGAACAGCTACGGTGGCGAGTTGATTTCGCTGGCGCTAGTTGCAGAAGATGGCCGCACATTTTATGAGGTGCTTGGTTGCGACAATCCTGATCCTTGGGTCGCTGAAAACGTGATGCCAAAACTTGGAAAACCGTGGATCACTATGGAAAGTTTGCAAGAGCAACTAGCCATTTTTCTTAATCAGTTTGACACAGTGCAGATCGTTGCCGATTGGCCAGAAGACATCATGTGGTTTTGCAAAGTGCTTATTACTGGACCAGGCACAAGATTAGACACGCCACCATTGACGATGGGCATTTTGCGTGTGGATACGATTTCAGAAAATCCACATAACGCATTGGCAGATGCATTGGCTTTGCGCGATTGGTATTTTCCAGAAGGGAGTGACGCATGACTACCACCAAAATCAAAGATCGCTACATGACGATCAGGCTGCCTGCCGACATCGAGATCGAGCTGCGCAAGATGGCCGAGCGCAACACACGCACTCTGGCCGCGCAGATTCTGCACTGCGTCAAGATGGAATTGGAGCGCCAGCAAGCACAGGAGACCAAAGCATGAAGAAGCAGATTCACATCAGCATCGACACGTTGATGCACAAGTGGCCAGTGTTTGGTATTGGCTTTTCTGGTGGCGAGTTCTTTGTCTCGCTGTGGTTGGTCGACATTCGCATCTGGCGAGGTTATTGATGCGAAAGCGCAAGCCACAGCCAAGGCCAAGGCATTACAGCATCCTTGACGAGATGATGGCCAGTCCGACCGAGCCGTTGCCTGAGAAGTTTCGCACGCACCAGCTCACCATGATGTACCAAGGCCTGCATGCAATGGAGACCGCGCCAGCGCCCACCACGGACGACTGGCGGGTCGTCAGTGATGCGATCAACCTCATGGAGACCCTGGTGGTCGAGATGAAGGTCTGCGAGGACTCCAGTGGCTTGCTGATGGATGCTATTACCGCTTTGGCGATCGCTGGAAAGCGAAACAGGGCAGGTGGCGCCATTCGTATGGATGGGGTCGGAATTCAGGCTGTACGCTCGATTCTGAGCGACTATGCCGAGCTTCTGAATGTGTTGCCTGCTCGCACCATGTATCGATGCCACCGCCTCACCGAAAAACGACTGCATGACCTGCTCGATGGCAAGCGCAGACCACATGATGTGGAGATAACATCGATCTAGGGTTTGTCCCTATTTGCATTGATTGTGGGACTTCGTGCTATACTGTGGGCACATTAACCAACCAGCAAGGAGCTGATCGTGAAAAACTCAAACTTTCAAACACCACGTAATTTTGCAGACTGCACATGGGTGCAGGGCTATGGCCGCAAGGAGCCGCTTTGGGAGCGTGTGGCTGGCTATGTGTTGGCTTTCGCCATTGGCGTTGGCTTGGCTGTCACTTTGGTGGCTTGGTGGTCATCATGAATAAAGACGAAGCGTTGAAGTTGGCGCTGGAGGCGTTGCAAAACATTGATAGAGCGATGCCATTCCCTGTGGCTAAGTTGGCAATCAAAGAATGTAAAGCCGCACTAGAAGCGAAGGATGAGTCTGTGGCGTGTTGGTGTCACAAGTGCAATGAAAACGAATTAGTCAACGGCATTCCATTTGCCATGACCCGCATGATTCTTTGTCCTAACTGTGGCAATAAGCGTTGTCCCAAGGCAAGTGACCATACATTGCAATGCACAAACAGCAACGAGCCAAACCAAGAGGGAAGCGTTTACACCACCCCACCACAGCGCAAGCCGCTGACGGATGAGGAGATTAACAATTTGGATAAGTGGCTTGAACAAGCGCCTTATTGGCGTGTATTGAAACTTGCCCGAGCCATCGAAGCCGCACACGGCATTAAGGAGGAAGCATGAAGTACCCATCTTATTGCTGCCAGAAATGTGGCGATCTTATTGGTTGGCTTGGTCGAGTTATGCCATTTCACAAATGTAAGGAGAAAAAAACATGAATTGCTGCGACGATTACGGCAATTGCAGACAGGGTCGTGACTGCCCTGTGCGCATTGCTCGTGCTTCGCAACCTTTAGTCTCAAAGCGCCTTTTCAGGCGCTTTTTTTATTGGTTGCTGATTGCAATTCTTGGCCTGATCTGGATGGCTTTTGTAGCCATCGTGGTGGCCACTTATGCGTAGGGTCTGGTGCCAGCCTTGTCTATGATCAGAGCCTGCTTGCGTGGGCTGGTGTCATCGCTGTTTGGTACGCTGATGTGGGTCCAGCGATCAAACTCGCGGATGATCTGGTCGTAGCCAATGCCGCTGTCCACGATCTTGCGCACCACCTCGTCTGGTGTCATGCCTGGCACCTTGAAGTCGGCAGCGCAGCCAGTGCGGTGCTGTGACGAGTCTTTTGAACCAACTGCATCATTCACCTGCTTTGTGCGCAGGCCTGAGCTGATCATGATCGGCTTGCCACCAAGCACCACCTTCACCTGCTCCAGAAAGTCTGCCAGGCGCGTCAGATTGGCCAGCTCGGTGTCATTGGGGCTGTTGTCCCAGCCATTGCGTTCTGCGGTCTCTGAGGCCGTCAGTTCTTCGAGTGTGAAGTTGGGTGTTAGGTTCATTTCATATCCTTGAGTTTTTGGATTTCACCACCCTTGTCTTTGGAGCCTTGAGAGCTGCCACGGTGAAAGTTCAGTACGGTGCCGCACATTGTGATGAGTGAGCCGAGCGCCATGTACACCAGTTCCTTGTTGGCCTCTGGCACGCCCTTCATGAAGGCAAACCAAGCCAAGAAGATGGTGGCTGTGACAATTCCAATATCGAGCGCGTAGGCCGTGTTCTTGGCCAGCCATGATGCGTTGGTGGATTCCTGCACCTTGGCATTCATGTCGCGTGCGCTGTCTGTATTGGCGTTTTCAAGTTCCACCAGTTTGATGTCATTGGCCATCTTTGCTAACTCACCGTCTTGCGCCAGCTTGGTCAGCTCCAACTGCGCTTTGGCTTTGGCTTCTGGGTCTGGAATGAGCTTGTCGATAAGCTTGCCGCCCACGTTTAGGATTGCGTCGAGTCCAATCATTGTTTGCTCCTTGAAAGCATGGTTGATGCAATTTCCATCATGGTTCTTGCCACTTGAATGTCAGCGGGTTCATTATCCCAGCCAACAGTGATTTGGCCAACAAACCGGCTTGGGTCAGGTGGGATGCTGATTCGGCATGTGTAGGTGACACCCTTGGCGATGTACCACAGGCCCATCTCGGATTGCGCTGATCGGTATTCACCGCAAGGAATCTCGCTGGCCATCAGCCTGACCACATCAGCGTTGTTGGCTGCATTCTGAGTAAACAGGCCAACATCAAGCCCATCGTTGGCTTTGTCTCGGCCTTCTTTGGTGTAGGCGCGATACAGCACTCTGGTTCCAAACATGGGGTTTACTTTGAACACCGCCACAACGGTGGCGTTGGTGGTTTTGAACAAGTGGGCAGCAGCGTCTTCCACTCTGTCCTCAACAATGCTGGGCATCTTCTTGGACTCTTTGTATGCGCCCATCAGCAGTTCTTGGTTCTGCCAAACGAAGTAGCCAGAAAACGCAAACACCGCCATGAGTATCAGCGCAAACAGTTTAAATGGGCTATCCACATAGGACAGAACCTTGCTCAATATGTCTGCTGGCTTTTCGTCGCTCATAGTCCAATCATCCCAAGTAGTTTATTGACAACCTTGTCGGCAAGCTCGTCTGGCAAAAATTTGAGCAGGCCCAAGACATACCAAGCAATGCACATGCGCACGAAGATTTTGAGAAAGAGGTCAAATTGCTTTTGGTATTCATTCATCGCCCACAGCGCGTCTTAGCGCACAACTCAGCAACTTCATTGAGACCCCATCCAATAGCGCCAATAAGCATCACAATCACAACAATTGCAACTGCCCACTCTAGTTGTTCGGCCTCGGCCTCTTTGCGCCTCTTTTCTTCTTCTTTGGCTTGGCGTGCTAGATGCGCGTCTTCAATGTCCATTTGTTGCTGGCGCTCTTTGATCTTTTGCCACACATCAGCGCGGCCAGTGGCCTGAAACAACATCATCAATTCGGCCTCGAAGCGCTTGGCCTCATCGAGCGCCATCTCAATTTGTAAGGCTGTGCCAAGGTTTGACTTGTTGCCAGAGCGTTTGGCCTCCACCATAGCTTTGGTGGCCACGCTTTTGGCATCAAACATCTTGGCGATAGATGGTGCCAAACCAGCCAAGTCATTTGCGACCTTGCTGGCTTTTTTGACTACGCTGATTGCACTTTGTAGTCCTGCTAGGGCTGTAATTGGATCGATCATTTTCGCTCTACCTTTTTCCACTCAAGGCATACTACTTTGCGATTAAAAACATCACCGGTCCATGCCCATCGGACGCATCTATATTCAGTTGATGACGCTTGCGATAGTGTTAAAAAAATCGCAAGTACATATTTCAATGCTTCCAATAACTTAGGAAGTAACCGACCACAGCAGAAGCTCCAGAGACCACGGTCATGCCAAACCAAAGACCTCCACGACCTTTGTTGGCCAGAGCTACCAGTTCTTCGAGCTGGCGCTCGACCTTGTCCATCTTTTTGTCCATGTCCTGAACTTTTTGCCAGAGCACGCCATATTTGACAAGGTCGATCTCGTTTCCTTCTACTGCCATTACTTCAATCTCCATCATTGTTAGCAATCAAAATGAATTCAAAGATTGCGCAAGACCTCGCAATACAAACATGCTCAACTCGTCAGGACGGAAACCAAATTTATCTCCGGCCTGTCGTATCAAACGCGATTCGTATTTTGGTTCTGCGTCTTCTTCTACTTCAATTTCTATGGTTTCCATGACTGGCTGCAAGTACACCATTTGCACTTGACCATTTTCGCCATCCACCAAAACTGGCTGACCTTGCTCGTCAAAAACAGGATGCTCAACAAAAACACCTTCGGCTGTTTCAACTTCATTTGTCATCAAGACTGCCACGCCATCTATCATTTTTACATCAGAAAAGCGTTGGAGTTTTTTGACCGTTTTTTGGCGTTCAATTGATTTGAATTTTTTGACTTTTTCACCTTCATTTGTCAAAAAATCTTTGTATTCGTCATCCCATTTGTCGTAGCAAATAAATGCATAACGCATAGGGTCAAGGCCATTGGCCTGCATTATTTCCATAACGCGCTGAACGGTTGTTCCGCAGTGCAATCTGGCTTCTGACTCACCTTTTGATTCGACTGCATCCAGAAACTTGTAGGTGCCGATTTCATTGGCAATCTCAACAGCAGCTTTGATTTCTGCATCAGTCAATGGGCTGATAGCGGTCTTGGCGCGTGCGTCTGATGTGTTGATCGTTCCGGTGGCTGCGTAGACAACAGACCAGCGCTTACTAGAAAGACCAGAACTGATTGTGTTGTCGCCACCAGGATAAACTGCTGAAGGTATAAATACACACGATGGATTAGAAAACGTAGTCCCACCTGCCGCAGTTGAAGGTGTGATTTCAAATGCGTCTGCTACGTTGTATTGAGCGCCAAGCAACCAACTGAGTCTGGTCGTGGCTGTGAGCATTTCAATACCTTGGCCAGCACCACCAGTTGTATTGGTCATGCGAAAGCCTGGAGCGCCATCTTGCTTAACTTCAAGTCGACGAGAAGCTGTTGCAAGGGTATTGATGCCAACAAACTGATTTGAAGAAACTCGCACCGCTTCAACACTGGTGCCGCCAGTATTCATTGTGTTGATCGTAAAACGACCAGGCACAATGTTTGTTGATACAGCACCGTCAACTGCCGCACCAATGCGAGCTGAGTCAATAAAACCAGTACCGTCTGCACCACCAAAATGCAAAATACCAATATTGTCACCAGATGCTAGTGCAGTGTTTGTGCCTTTGGTTGTCGATTTGCTGCGGTTGATCTGAATACGAGGCACGCCACCAGAGGTGTACCCATAAACTCCAAAGCCAGTAGAGTTGGTGTCACCAGTAACTGCTTGATAAGGAGGCGTGTATCCACTGACTCCAGCAATCGCAGTGGTGTATCCATTCACAAGATTTGTGCCATCGTACACAAAGTTGGCGCTTGTGGTGGGCACCTTTGAAGCATTCAAATATTGAACGGCATTTGCATTGCTGCCTGGCTGGGTGGCTTTGACCAAGTTCTCAACGCTGACCTGTTTGGTGGTTGAACCTTGGACAATAGGCACCGCTTCCGTACCAGCCAATGGCGTGGTAGCGGAGGTCAGTGCTGATATTTTGCTGTTAGCCATTAGCAGTCAGTTGCAGTTGCGTATTTTTCAAGCGATTTTGCGTGCTTGTAGCACTGTGCGATCACATTTTCACCATTCAGATCAAGATCAAATGAATAGCTTTCATGCTCGACATGTTCCTCGCCAGATGCACCAGTCACAAAAACTGATAGGCCGTAATTAACGATGCGAGGACGGCCAATGGCAATGGCTGTCACACGATGATAAGCATTCACCACTTCGATGCCGTGGCGGGTACTAATTGTTTTCTTGAAAGCCATTTGGCGATCTCCTTAAAAATCTTCAACAAAGAAACGATAGGTTTGCGATGGCACGTTTGCTGTGGTGGTCAAACTTGTATTGGCAACTTGCATATAAACAGCATTGACACCATCATCTTTAGCACCAAAAGCATAAATAGGAACGGGATTTGTTTGCAATGAGTACATCATTTTTGAAGTCACGTTGCTGGTCGGCTTGCATCCAGTCACGGCAAAAGCATAACTGCCATTTACACCGGGCGCTAATGTTCCAACCGTGTATGTCACATCGGCGTAAAACTTTAATTTTGAGTTGACGTTTGTTGGCGTTGCTTCAAAATAATACTCGGAAGCCCATGTTGGACAAGAGTTGTTTTTTGCAGTGTAGCGTGACGATCCGGTGCAAAGTTGGTCAACGATGTACAACAACTTAGAGCCAGAAACTGTGCTTCCTTTGTCGCTGGTTGCTACGTTATCAACTACTGTAATGTCGTCAATGTGACTGTCGCTGGTGATATAACGTGTGTCACCCATTTCCACAAAAATTGGAAGGGTAGCGCCAACGCTGTACACACGAAGTCGATTGTTTTTAACAGTGATCTGTTTTCCAGCCAAAAGTAAAATTGTTGAGGAAGATGTAATTGATGCGTCTTGTTCAAATGTATTGTCCAAAATGTCAATCTTGATCATTTCATTGGTTGTTGGGATAAGTTGTTCACCCAACCAGATGCAAGGCACAGTATTTTTAGGAGTGCCAAACTTGTTGCCGATAATCAAAATGTCTTCGCTGCTGTCACCAGTGCTGGTATCCGCACCCAAATAAATTTGCCCATCGTAGCAATCACGGAATGTGTTGCCCATAATGGTCACGCCAGACACACGGCCACAATCAATTGCAGCACGAATTGAGGCATCGTAGACATCTTTGCGATGGTTGATGATGATGTTGTTTTCAATCAAACAAGCCAAACGCTGACCTTTGCCAACATAAATTGAATGACGCGAAGCGTTGTTGATTGTGTTTCCGTAAATATGAAGGTTGTACGCACGCGCAGCTTGGATGCCATATCCTGAGCCAGAAACTGTGCCAAGAATGTTCTCAAGGTAGTTGTTGTAGGCCCAAGCATTTGTCCATGAGCCACCCAAGTTGGCATTGTGGCTCAAGCCTACATTGATGTTCTTGATGATGAGGTCGTGAAACCTTGTATTGCTGACAGTCTGTCCTGAGTTGCAACCGATGGCCACTTGGCTGTAGCCAGAGTTTCCGTCTCCAACCAGAGTCATCGTGTCGATTTCCAAGTCGTCAACAGTTCCGATCAGTTGGAAAATGTACGCGCCACTGGCAGCGCCAGACAGAAACACTCGGCCTTTGCCTGTCAATCGAATACGCGATTTGTTGGTGATAGTTAAAGAAGCATTTACCTTGTAGTTCTTGGTAAAAATTAGCGTTTGGCCACTGACCAATGAATCAATTGCTGCTTGAATTGCAACAGTGTCATTAGTTGTGCCATCACCTACTGCACCAAAATCTTCAACGCTCACAGTTTGAGCCAATTTAGCTTCAACATTGGTTTGAACACCTCCAGTGAATGGAGGGTCATAGATCACATCTTCTGCATTGATGCTAGAAATGACGGAATCGTTGTAACGCTCTGTCGCAGCTGGTGCGCTGTAGACCAAACTGCCTTTGCTGTTTTGCACGCGAATGCTGTAGTCGCTGTTAACGTATAAGCGTGCAGGAGTGCCACTTCGAGATGGATAGCCATTGAGTGTGCGAATTGGCTGAGGTGCTGCGATTGTCAGGTCTGCGTCCCAGTACACGTTGATGGGATTGCCTTGTGGGTCAAGATTGGCTGTGCCAATCCAGATGTAGCCATTCTCCAATGGCAAGCCATCCGTCTCTGTAAAGATCGGGTAGGTTGGTTGAATCGAGAGTGCTGACATTTATTGGTTCTCCTGGTCGAATTGGCGCTCGGCTTGGGTTGCTGTTTGCAACCATTGAATCCTTGCGTCCAATGCTTTTGGCAGTTTGGCTGCGTCTGCAAATTTCTGGAAGGATTGTGACATGGCTGTGCGACGAATGCTAGCTTCGCTTGGTGCTCCTCTGGTCGCAGCTTCAATGGCGAGCTTTTGGAATTCCTGATCAGCAAACAGTTTTCCTGCTGCTTTGAGTGAATCCTTGTTGCCTTGAGTCATGGCTCCGGTGATGATCGATGTGGCTGCGGCTGCAATAGGACCACCCATTGCCGCTGCACCAGTCAATGCGCCCTTGGACAGCGTGCTCTCCATGACCTTACCGATCAGGCTCTCAGCCTGCATGCCTTGCAGCAATGCTTGGTTTGCCTTGCCAGTTGTCAAGACATTGGCTCTGGCCTCTGTAACGCGCTTGGAGACCTCGAACAGGTCACGCAGTACATCTGCCGAGTCTTTGCCCAGTGTGTCAACGATGGTTTTGTAGACTGGTGGGTTGGCACGCAGCTTGGGATAGATGTCAGCAAACTCTGAGAATCCAAAGCCACCCTTTTCAGCACCTCTGGACGAGCGCGTGACAGATGCCAGTGCGGTGGCCAGTGTCTCTTTGCGCAGGTCTTCTGGGATGGTCTTGAGCAAGCGATTAAACTCGCCTGCATCGCCCTTGGCAGCACCAGTGATGGCGGTGCGCATCTTGTTGGCCACGCTGCCCTCGATGTCTTGGCCAAATGCATTCACGATACGCTTGCCAAGTGCTCGCTCTTTGGCATAGAGCAAGTTGGCCGCACGCAGTTGCTGGCGCAGTTCCTCGCCACCAATGTTGCCCACGTTTGTCAGTTGGTCGTCAGCCAGTGCCGCATATAGGCGCTTGAGGTCTGCCTCGGCCATGCTGCCGTATGGAGACTCCATCTTATTGATGGCGTTACCAATCAGCGTTTTCTCGCGCTTGAGTCGGCCATAAGTGATGTTGCCTTCCTCGATCATCTTGGCCAAGTTGCGCTCGGCTGCTGACATGCCCTTCTCGCCAACCTCAGCCTTGACGGTGTCAAGGGTTTCTTTGAGCTTTGGCAGGTCAACCACCGATGTCTTTGGCACTACTTCATCGACTGCGTTATAGACCTTGCTTGCCTGTGCATTGAGGTCTGAGCGAGTCGCTGTCAGCGAGTCTTTGATCTTTTGCGATACCACGCCAGGCGCGACTGCACCTTCGACAAATGTGGCATCGAATTGCTTGATCACATCGTCGGCTTTGTCTACGGCTTGCGTGACGGTGTTGCGCCATGCAGCCTCGGCCTCAGTGCCTGCGGCTGATCTGGTCAAACCTGCGGCTGCGCGGACTTGTGGGTTGTCGCTGAACACATCGGCAGGCAACTGGATGCCAAGTCGATCGGCTGCTTCTTTGGCTGCCACGTTGACCTGTGCAAGATCGGCCAGCCGATCGCGTGCGCCAGCCGAGCCAAAGCCTGTGCCTGCTGCTTTCTTGACCAGATTGCCAACTTCTTCCTCGGTCACTTCTGTCACCAATGGAGCCACTGCGGGTGAAGCTGGCGCGGCTGGAATCTCTGGTGCGACTGGTGCTGCCTCTGGCATTGCTGTGGCCATCGGTGCTGCTGGAGGCGCTTCTGGTGCCATTGCTGTACCTATTGGAGCGCCTGGTGCGCCTGCTGCTGGCGCAGGTGCTGGCGCTTTGCCTGTGACGCGCTGTACGCCCTTTTTGACCGCTTGGACGACCGGAGGTGCCACACGTTGCAAAATCTGCCCTGCTGGGCCTGTGGCTGCTGCTGTGACCACCTCGCCAGTGTCGAATCTGCCGCCAGTTCCAGCTTGTGTTGCTTCGATGGCCGCTTGAGTTGCGCCACCGGCCACGATCGCGCCAGGAATGGTTGCGGCTCGGCCTGCTGGTGTGAATGCTGCAATGCCACCAACTGCGCGTGGAATGTCACCCATCGTGAAGCCTGGTGGGATTGCGTATTCTTTTTGATCAACCGAAGATCGCAGTAAGTAGTTTCCCTTAGCATCTTGGCGAACCTGAACACCAGGGAAGTTGGCTTGCAGAATCTGCACCGTTTCCTTGGGGTTGCTCATGAGTGTGCCAAGAGCTGTCTTAAACGATGCCACGCTCATTTGATTGAGCTCAGGCATGCTTGTCCACTCTGGCAAGGCTTGGGTCTCAGGCGTTGCGCGTGCGCGGCCAGTGACAGACTCGGCAATGCTTTCCAAGAATCCCATTGGCTTTGGCTGTGATGCCGCCCATTGCTCTGGAGACATTGGGGCCGCAGCTGGTGCTGTGGCCGTAGGTGTAGGAGCAGCTGGTGCAGTCTGCTTAGTTTGTGATGCCAACCATTCTTCTGGACTCATTTTGCCCCCACGGATTGCTTGTATGCTGCCCACTGAGCATCACTAAAGTTTGCAGGACGAGTGTAAGTTTGGCCACCGACTTTGACAGTGTTTGCTGATGGTGCAGGTGGTGCACCAACTGGGGCTTGCTCTGTGGCAGAGTAGAATATGTTTTCTGTGTTGAGGCCATAACCCTTGGAGATGCGTTCCAGTCCTGTGCGAACTGTCTTCTCACCTTCCAATGCGCTGTTGTACAGACCTTTGGCCTGACCTTTGAATGATTCGCGCTGTGATGGGCTAAGACGCTGACCAGTTGCCACCTTGTTGTAGATGTTCGTGATGCGCTCTGGCACGCCAGCTGCGTTCTGCGCTGTGGCAAATTCACCCTCACGCACCACAGAGCCTGGGTCCAACATCTTCATGTAACCGAAGATTAAGGACAAGTCACCAACTGCGCTGTCCTCTGACGAGAGCACGCGACCGTAGGCCGACTTGACTTCCTGATATGGTTTGGTCTGGTCGTTGTATTCTTTGCGGAATTTGGTTTCCAGTTCTGGTCGCTTATCAACAGGAATGATGCCAGCGCTCATTTGTTTGGCCTCAGCCTCTGCACGCGCAGCATCTGCACCAGATTTTTTAGCCGCGGCATCAGATGCACGACGAGCTGCTTTGGCTTGCTCAATCTGTTCTTTTGTCAGGTTGAGGTCAGTCAAGAATTTCTCAGGTGCAAACTTGGCTTCTTGTTCTTTGATGATGGCCTCATTGGTGAGTTTAATCATCTCGTATGGTTGCTTTTCCTCAGCTCTACTTGTTGATAGTGTCTTATCGACATTCTCAAGTATTTCTTTTCCACCAGGCAATGTGGCCATCATCAATCCAATGGTTGTCTGTGCACCAGTTGGATTCATGTCAATCAGTTGCAGATATGTCTCTGTCGCTTTAGCGTCTTGTTCGCGGCCAGCATTGCGAAATGCAGTTGCCTGATCTTTGAGCAGGTTTTTTGCAATATCAGTCTGGCCAGATTTGAGAGCTGTATAAACTTGTCCCGACTGTTGCAAACTACTTTGCTGTTGCTCTTTAGTTTTTCTTTCAAAACCTTGCGTAACAATTGCAGCTTGGTCTTTAGGTAAAAAAGGTAGAACACGCTCATAATCTGAGGCTGTTGCATTAGGATTAGTCAACAGATTTTTTAGCTCTGTCTGTCCCTTCAAAGCCTGTTCGCGTGCCTGTGCCTGTGCCTGTGCTTCTGCACCAGCTGCACCAAGTTTGAATCCACCGAGTGCTGCCTCAAATGGACTTTGCACCTCGACTGCATAGTTGATTGGTGCTTGGAATGGGTTAATGCCTGCCATATTGTTTTCCTTTTAGAACCCGAAGCCTAGACCAGCCTTACCACCTGCACCATACTGGAAGCCCAGCATTTGAGCAGGCATGTTGAATAGCTGGCCATAGGCCTTGGCTTGGCCAAGTTCGCCACCAGCCAGAGCTGCGCCTTGCTGAGATAGCAAGTTGGCCACATTGGTGCCTGTTTCCATTCCAGCAGCGCCAACACCGGCAGCAGAGCGCTGGCCAAGTTGTGTCATGCCGCCCAAGCGACCATATTGCTGTTCGATGAGGCTGGACAGGAGCTGTGGCCGGAACTGAGCCAGTGCGCCTTGGATGTTGCCACCACGCAGGCCGCCGGTGGCAGATGCACGCTGTAGCAATGCTTCCTCGCCTTGGTTAGCAAGTGCTTGGAATGTCTCGCCACCTTGAATGCGCTCGATGGCTGCACGTTCTGCTTCTGGTCCTTTGAGACCCAAGAATGCTTGCTGTGCTTCGAGTGCTGGAACACCTGCTTCGGTGTAAGGTTTGAGCAATGTTTGCAAAGCATCGAATTGCCTGCGTTGTTCTGCAATGCCTTGGCCTGCTGCACCGGCTTGAATGCCTGCTGCATCGCCAGCAGCATCTGCTTGCATTGCGCTTCCGACAAGTTGGCTTCCACCAACAACTAGGGCTGTGACTGGATCAGGCATTGCCGAACTCCTTCATGTAGTCTTCAAATTTCTCGCCATATAACTCCATGACCAGATGTGCATTTTTTGTGGCAAAGCCTGGGCCATGCGTGAGCGAGACGGACATCAGAATCAGGTCGTAATAGCCTGCACGCCAGACGAATGATCTGGCATCGGCATCACCTGCACGCTCGGCATGGTCGGAGGCTTGCCACTTCATGATTGCTGTTGCCAGCAATGGCACGAGATGATGGCTGTTTGTGATAAAAAATTGGTTTTGATGCATGCCAACTAGAGTGTTCCAGATGGTTGCATTCAGGTCTTTGCGCTCAACTGTGTCGCCATCGGCAATATCGTCAAACACCTGAATGGCATCGTAAACCATGACGAGCCATTCCACGACTGGCGCAGGCAGCATGAAAACCCTTTGCAGGTTCTCTTTGAGCCATTCGATACCAATCATGCACAACTCCTATTCAGGGTGAGCTGCTGGCGGCCCGATAGACTCAGCGGCTCTATTTTCCCACATTTCAGCATTTGGTCAATCTTCCATTTCAAATTCACGCTCTTCCCATGCCTGGCAGACGCGCAGGTCGTGGCAGATGAACTCGAATTTGGTGCAGTAACCACGGAAACCAGCATCGGTGTCCCACTCATTGCGGGGAATGCGCTCCATCTTGGCCTGCGTCATGGTGCTGTTGTCGTAGTACTCGCAGTTTGAGCAGCGACGACGACGAGCCTCTTTTTCGTCCACTTGCATGGCCTTGCCAACAGCGATCCAATAGGTTTTGTTGGCCGTTGGCTCGTTGCTTGGATTCTCAGGGCCAAGCATCCAGTCATCAATGACGATCTGGGTATTCTTCTTGTTTTCTGCTGTGGTGATGAATTCTTCCTCCATCGGCAGTCCCATAAAGCCCTTTGGCATCATCATGAATTTGTCCATGTTGTTCTCCTTGATTAAGTGATTTCGCGGCCAGATGCGCGGATGGTCAGTGATGTGGCTGCGCTGGCAATGGTGCTGATAAAGCTGCCAGACTCCAGTGCTTGACCAACCAGCTCGGGGCATGTGTAAGTCTCATCAGGTGCAATGGCGCGGGTGTCCATGATCAGGTTTGATGCGCCAGGACTGCCGCCACTTGTCACCAAGTTGACGCTGATTGTCACGTTGGATGCGCTGGTGTTGGTGATCGTGAACTTGTCAATGATCGCCTTGCAGTTGGTAGCTGTGTACTGCGTTGTCTGGGCATTTTCAGCTTGCTTTGGTGGGATTAGCACCTTGATTGATACGGTCATGGTTTACTCCAAAAGAAGAATGTTATTTGGCACGTACTGTGTCATCAGCCAATTTGTGCCGTCTGACACAAGTGTCGCAGAGTCACCTGAGCTTGCCAACAGAATTGATGTTCCAGCAGCACCACCAGCCAGTGGGACTACGTTGCTTGAAGCTGACACCAATGTCTGTGCTTGATAGTTCTGGAAGTGCAATACTCGTCCAGAGTAGGACGATGCAGCAGGCAATGTTGCAGTGCAGGTTGATCCAGACTTATTGTTGATCAGCCACAGTTCAGTTGCCGCAACAGTAAAATCAGACGTTTTTGTGACTGGCGCTGATACAGATTGCTTGTTGTTGAATGTGTTCCAGTCGGTGCTGCTCAGGTAACCGTTGCTGGCCGTACCAGACTGGGTGATGCCAATGGTCGGAGTCAGACCACCAGTCGATGTAATAGGCGCAGTGACACCGATTGAGCTGACATACGATAGCGCAGGAATGTCAGCGGCCACTAAAGCCCTGAATGTAGGCAAACCAGATGAGCCATTAGGCGCGGCCAGAACGTAGTTGGCAGTTTTGGCAGCGTATGGATTCTGAGTGTCACCATATCCAGAAGCCAAACTGATTGCCGGTGTAGAGCCTCCAGACGACACGACAGGCGCTGTACCAGTGACAGATGTGACAGCGCCAGCGGTGCTTACAGGAGCGTTTTCCCAGCGTAATTGAACTGCATCGTAAACAAGCACATCACCATTGGCTGGTGTTGGCGCGTAAACATCAGACAGTTGACTGACCAATGGCTCGGCTTGCACTCTGACAAAAATAGAACCAGACCCTGCTGTTGCAGCATTCACCACTGCGGCCACCACTATGTGTGGAGTTGGTGCTACTGGCAAATTCTTTGTCAGGCCGCCAGCAAAAGATGGGTTGTAGTACAGGATGTCACCGTCTGCCCAGACTTCACCGTAAGGTGTTCCGGTGGTGTTGAATCCTCGCACCAAGCCAAAGCTGGAGACCAAGCCAAAGCCATTGTTTGCAATTGCTTCTGCGGCCACGCCCATGATGAGCTGGCCATTTGTCACGCCAGTTGATGGCTTGCCCTTGAGCACGCCAGATGCACCAACAGAGCCATCGAACATCACCAGTTCGCCTTTGGCAATGGCTGCCGATGCCTTGATGTAGTAATACTGCGACTCGCCAATGGCTTGATTGACGTTTGGTGTCATTTCAAGATTGAGCGTGTATCCACCGTTCCAGTGCATCCTGCCAACCTTCACAGCTGGAGATGGCGTGGTTGTGTTGAAGTCGATGTAATCTGTCACCACCGAGTTGTTGTTTTCGATGGCTGGCGCAGTTGCAATAAGTTCAAGTGTTCGAGCCAACTGAGAGATGGCATCTAAGGCCTGTTGCACCTTGGCATTGAGCACAGCGTCCTCGACTGCTGTGTCTTGTGCAAGTGCGCTCAGTTGAGCAAGTGCTTCGTTTGCGGTGGCCGCTGCTGTGTCAGCCTGGTACTCAAAGTCGGTGCCAACAATGACCTGAAGCTGATCGACGGCAGAAAACAGCAACTCAAACTGTCTGATCTGCTGTTGATCAGTCAGAAACTGCGCGAGTTGATCTCGCGTCAGATTGAGTCTTCTGGATGTTGGTGCGGTTGCCATCAGTATGCCAATGCCTCGATCTGGGCTTCAAGACGAACAAATGAAATATGAGCATCGCTGTCGCCACGGAATCGCTGGATGCGCCAGTTGCGCATGTGGCCTTGTTGAAACCATGCCAGGCGCTTGTTGCTTCCTGTGGTGCCAACATAGATGCTTCGATCTTGGCTCCATGACTTTCCATCGATACTGTAGCTGGTGCTGATCTGCGGGTTTTTGCCAATCGCCACGCTGCCTGTCAAACTGACCAGCTCTAGCTCATTGAAGATCGCGCCATTGCCTTCGTTGTAGGCAATAAGAGTACCAAATTCCCATCGAACTTGCTGTCCCCAATGGTGGCCAGTGCTTTGGACAAAGTATCCGATAGAGCTGGATTGTGGATCGCCCACCAGCCATTTGTCGTATGCCCAGACCATATTGCGTGCGCGATACTGCGCAAAGCCGACCACGCTGGTGGTTAGCGTAAACCAAACAGGCTCACCCAATGCCTCAGATGCTGATGCGTCATAGACGATGGTGCGGTCTGGCAGGTGCACGTAGAGGTGCTGGTGGTTTTTGTCGTTGCGTGCTTCCAGCTTGCTAGTGGCCAGCTGTGCTTCGGTGTATTGCAACAGCAGGTTGTCGATCTCTTGCGTGCTGAGTTTCTGAGTGGTAGCAGCTGCGCCAATGTAGATTGATGGCGCTTCATTGCGGCCACCACCCATGAATGCAATGCGCTCAAGGTAAACACAGCAGGCAAATGTTCCGATCACGCCTTTTTGAATTTGTGCGCCATCGATGCGTGCGAACGGAAACAACTCACCACCAACGTTGTCAAACACCTCAATGGTGTTGCTGTTGAGTGCATAGACCTCATTGCGAAGTTTAAGCAATGCGACCACAGGGTCTGGATCAGCTTCTGAGCTGCCATATTTCAGCGGGTTGACGACCAATGGATCAGACAACTCTGTGACGATCAAATACTGGCCATCGGTGGTCATGAAGTAACCATCCACCCAGCAGAAGTCGAGCACCACACCCAAGTCTGGGTCTGTGTTTTGTGTGAGAGTTAATGCGACTGGGTTCCAGAAGTACAGACGGCCACCGGATGCAATGGCTAGCAGATCGAAGCTGTAGTCAAATGTCACCAAGGTATCAACTGGACCACCAACATCGCCCAAAGTTGTCACCAATCCATTGCTGGCCACGGTCACGAGCTTAGTTCCCATGACTCGATAGCATGTGCCATTCCAGTTGATGCCACCACGATCGATGCCTGGTCCAGTGCCATTGGCCACAATGCCATCGGCTGGACGCAGGAATCCATTGCTGATGCCAGACTTCTTTGGCACCGGAATCATGTTGACAGGATAGCTGGTGCGAAGTTCTGGCGTGTTGTCAGCGTAGATGCCGTTTAGGATTGGAATTTGCATGGCTTACCACTTGACCTTGTTGGCCCAGTACGCTGCACTCATTTTGCCTTTGGCAATGTTCTCAGCGTGCCTAGCCTTGAATGATTCTCGACGCGTCTTGTCTGCCTTGGACTCGCCTTCCTTCTTTGGAGACCCAGACACGCCCTGCTGACCAAAGCGAATTGTCTTCACTTGATCACCAGCCTTGGCCACGACAACGTGGCTTTTGGTAGGGTGCGATGGTGTGCGCTTGGGCTTGTTGTAGCCCTCTACGCCAACGCGAGCGAGTCTTGAGTCCTTGGTGGCCATTAGATGCCACCTTCTCCTGTGGCCACGTTCAATGTGGTGCCAGATGCAGAGATGTGCGACAAAGCAGTGTCTTCTGTTGACTTGCGAATAATGATCTCGCTGTTAGCACGAACAGGAATGTCTGCTGTAGTTGCAGCGCCTTCACCGATTCGCACATAGCAGATATTTGCGCCACTGTTGACCAGTCGGACTGCTTTGTCTTGTTGGTTGATAGTGATTGCAGCAGATGATGCTGCTGGCGTGACAACTTGGTTTGAGCCAAGGCGTGGGCTGAATTGATTGACTACGGACATGGTGTTCTCCTAAAAATTAAGCAACTCGATACCACGAATTTGTGGCTTGGTAGAAGCGCATGGTAAAAAATGCATTGGCTGCCAATGTTGTTGGTGCACCATAGGCATTGGCCGCACCATTTACCGCCAGCGTGAAGGATGTGATGATCTGTGTGGTTGTCACCAGCACTTGAGTGCCATCAGGCACGCCAGTGTTCAAAGGCAGTGTGATTGTGCCTGCGGCCAGAGTGCCAGCAGGCTGGATGACCATCCATTGCTGTTCACTGGTAGGTGTGGGAACGGTGATGTTGAAGCCAGTGCCTGGTGTGTACAGGTTGGTGGCCACGGTGGGAGCTGCAAAGGTTTGCTCAAAATATTGCAGCAATTGCGTGATCGAAACCTTCCGAGCATCGCCATTGTTGGAGACATAAACAGGAAGCAGATCACCGCCAGAGACTTGGCTGATGCCTGATAGTTGATTGATGGTTGGCATGATTGTGGTTCCTCAGTTGAATTCGATTGGGCCATCTTGACCTGCCAAGACTGGATCGACTGGCGGACGGATGAAAGGATTGTCGTATACGCGCCAGGGCTTGTTGCCTGCGCCTGCTGGCATGGTGCTTGGGAGTTGTTGCTCCATTGGCATGGCCGCACGCGACAGCAAGGTGTTGTAGGACTCCTTGGCCGTGGCTTTGGTGTCGGGCATGACCTGCTTGCCATAGCTCGGTGCCAGTTTAATGGCCAGATTGGTGTAGATCGCCTCGTTTGAGCTGTCTGGCACATTGGTCTCTTCGTCCAGATCGCTGTCTTGTGGGCTTGATGGAAGTGGGTAGCCCAAGCGAATGCCGAGTGCATTCCATGCTGCAATCATGGTGTCCAGCCTGCGCAGAGCAGACTGCTGTTGCTCTGGTGAAAGATCAAAGACGTAGGAGGCTAGGCCAATTTCCTCGAAGGCCTGTGTGACGAATTGGCGCTTTGTCCATCCCATGTCATTCTCCTGTGTTCTCAGACAATCTGTCTTGGATCAATTGTCCCAGTTTTTTGTCTTTTGTGCGACCATCAAAACGAATTCCGAGTTCGGTGGCCTTGGCCTCAAGTTCCTCGCGGGTTGGCAATGCATCGTCTTCAGGCACGATGGCCTGAGCTGCTGCTGCCTGAGCCGCTGCCTCAGCCTGCTCGCGCAGCAACCTGTGGTTGATGCCATCGATGGGCTTGGATGGCTTGCGTACCTTGATGGGCTTTTTATTCTTTGCGTACCTTGGCATGAGAATGATGGCTTCCATCATTTGGCCTTTCTTTTCATGGGCTTTGCTGTTTTTGCTGCGGCTTTGAAAGCTGCGGCAGTAGGTGCGCCCTTTGTGCCTGGCTTGCGCATGCGCTCAGGCGTTTTGCCTGCGGCTTTCTGGTCTGCAATGCGCTCACGCTTGGCGTAAATGTTGGCATATAAGCCGGACTTCATTTCATGGCCTTCTTAGGCGCTTTGCTTGGCTTTCCTGCGGCCTTGGCTGCTTTGGTTGCCACATTCAATGCGATGGCCACGGCTTGCTTCATAGGCTTGCCTGCTTTTTTCTCGGCTTTGATGTTCTTGCCGATGGATTTGCTCGAATAACCTTTTGTCAATGGCATGGTGATCTCCTATTGAGAAAGGGGGGCCGAAGCCCCCCAGTCTTTTTTGCTGGATTACTGGTTGAACAACAAGATACCAGACATTTCTGGGTTCTTGTTAACCACACCGAACAGCGTGTCCATACGATACTTGATCGTCATGCTGTTGATGTCGTACCACTTTTGCAAGACCAACTCAATGCCTTGGTCTGTGCTTGCACGCATCACTGCGACACCAGCGTCAGAAGGCACTGCGTAACGGCCAGGCAAGATTTCCAATGAGTCACGCTGCCAGAACACGTTCACAGAAGCTGCGTTTGCGTTCAAGAAGGTGATGGCAGAAGTGTTGGAAGCTGGATCGACTTCCACGTTCTTGTACTGCTTTTGAGCATCGGTGGCAGAGCCTTGAGCGCCAATGATTGGAGGTGTGATGGTCATGGTAGTACCAGAATCAACAGACACAACACGGAAAGTCTTCAACTGACCAGTGCTTTGCTTAGTGATGTGGTGCACAGCGTACACGCCTGCGATCTTGAATGCATCGCCAGCAACCACGCCAGTGGTCGAGGAGACGGTCACGGTCTGGAAGCGGTTGTCCACGTTGATCTGGCCGCCCACAGCTGTGGAAGTGGCTTGAGGAGCGTAGTTCGCTTGTGTACCTGAACCGCTAGTGTCGATAGTGATCGAGCCACCACCGCCAGCAGCTGCCAAGCGGTTTGCGTAGTCCATCTTGTAGGTGTCGAAGCCTGCGACCATGCCAACGTAGTTGCGCTCGTATGCCTTGTCAGACTTGGCATTGCCGAACGAACGGCTGGCTTGAGACAAGTTGCCGGCCAGACCGTTGTAGTCACGGCTTGACAAAGCCATGAAACGATCGTAGTCAGGCACGCCTTGCTCGTTCATGATGGTGTCGCACAAAGAGACATCGTCATAGTCACCAGCAGCGCCACCGATAGGCACAACCAAAGAGCCGAGGTTTGCAGCAGAGCTCATGATGGCAACGTTGATATCAGATGCCAGCTTTTGCTTGGCGCTCTCACCCAGACGGCCTTCTTGCAACGCATCGCGCAACTCAAGGGCAGTCATTTCCCAAGGCACAGTCTTGCTGTAGCCCAAGGTGGCAGGAACTGCCAACTGTGTCATGCCTTGATATTGGCCAGCGATAGTCGTGCCAGGAGTGCTGGAGATAGACTGGGCAATGTAAGGCTGGGGACGCCAGATGGTGTTGTTGGCGCGTTCCATCATTGTCTGATCTGTGTTGTAGATGTTGACATGACGAGACAAAACCAGCGCGTCTTGGAAGCCTTCGAGGAGGTCTTCAAACGCAACGCGCTCTTCTTTTGAGAAACTATTGGACATGGTATTTCCTTAAAAAATCATTTAGATGAAGCTGCTCGCTTCTGCGCCTTGTACTGGATGACTTTCGTCAGGTTGCCAGTACGAGCCGCTTCTTCTCGCAGCCGTTCGAGGGTTGAGTCCACCGCCCCAGATACTCGGCCAGTTCCTGACACAATTCTCTCGGGTGGCGGGGCTGCCTTACGGTTTGTAACTTTCAATTCTTTCTCCAGTTTCGCTACCGCGAAGGCAAACTTTACAGGGTCTTTAATGTCGGACAGCTCTTTGGCCTTCTTTGGATTCTTGCCGAGCGCGTAGATGACGAGCGCAGGATTATCTGCACCTTGGAGCACCACGCCTTGCTGGGTGATGTTGAACAACTCTTGGGCCACGGCCTCAGCGTCTTCAAAATCTTTGACTCTCAGCTCGGCTTTCGCCTTGCCATAGCCATCCAGTTTGGCTTGCCATGCTTTTTGCTGATTCATAACTTCAGCTTCTTGCTTGGCTTGGGCTTCATCGGCTTGTCGCTTGCGCTCAAACCAATCGGCCAGTGCTGCCTCGAATTTGTCAGCGTCATAGTCATGTTCTTCAAGACTTGGCTTCTTGCCCAGCACGACCGGCTTGGTCTCAGTCTGTGCGGTGCTTTGCAGCTTGCCTTGCAGTTCACGGTTTTGCCGTTGCAATTCTCTGTTCGTCTTACGCAGCTCGCGTACCCATTCAGGCGCATGAGTCTGTTCTTCGGGAGGTGGCGCTTCCTCACCAATGGATACGATCACCTCGTCGCTTTCGCCTTCGCCATCTTCGGTTGTCTGGTCTTCGCTCTGGTCGCCAATGGATTTTTGCTCATCGGTGGTTTGCTCAGTGCTTTGGCCTTCGTCCTCAATGACGATGGTGTCATCGTCTTGGTTTTCTTCTCCTGATACTGCCTTTGTGTTCATCTTCTGACCCCATCAAACTCACCCATTAGAACGGCTGGGTGGATGCCGTTTATCACATTCTCGCGCTTTTTCGTTCATCTTACAACTGGTTGAACGATCTGGCCTTGCAAAATTTGTTGCACAGCCTCTGCATTTGTGAGCGCCATGTTCTGCGCAGTCTCATCGACCTTGCCCAGCGTCTCCAGCGTTTGAGCTCGTTTGAGTTCTGCGCTGGCCACAGTTTCTACGGTATCAGCTCTGGCTTTGGCTGCTTTGGCAGTTTCATTCTCAGCTGCGGCTTGCAGGTACATGGCATTCGGGTCTTGCGGCTGGCCTTGCATCTCGGCCATGAGTTCTTCGGCTTCCATGTCGGTTGGCTTAACCACACCCATGCGCAGGAGCTTCTTGCGGAAGTAGGCATTGGCATCGCTGATGCCCTCGCCTTCCATGTTCATCATGGCCATTGCCGTGATCACTTGGGCTGTCTCTGGGTCTTGGGTGATCTGGAGCATGCCGGTCAAGGCGCGGACAGTTGCCTGGCGCTTGGTGCTGCTCGATGGTCCAACGTCTGCGATCACATCGAATGTGGCGCTGGTCAGATCATTGGCCATGACTACTTCGCCAGTTTCCTGATCAATGGTTGGCTGCATCAGCTCGACCATGCCGGCCTCGCCAGTTGGTGCAACGGTTTTCATCTTGCGCTTGTCTTCGGTGTAGATGTCCTTGGCCATCGACAACCAGATTTCACCGCATCGCTTCATGCCCTTGGCAAAGTTGCTCATGTAGATGAAGGCTTGGCCATCGACTCGGGCCTGAATCATCTCGACGGCCTTGCCTGAGATGTTGCTGACCATCTTTTCTGCGCCAGCTGGGTTGCCCAAGATGTCCTGCATGTCGGTCTCGGTGATCTGCAAGAGCGCGGCCATTGCCGGTGGGATGGCTGCCGATCTGGTGTAGGCCACAGGTCCAGACACCGCCTGGTTGCCATTCTGGTCTGTGATCGGGTTAATCAGCAGGTATGGATAGTCCTTGAGGTTGTCCTCGGCCCACATGACTTGGTGGCCAGCGACCTGCTCAGGCGTGAGGATTGGCTTCTCGACTGAGGACAATGCGCTGATCTCGCCCAGCTTGGACAGCTGCATGTTTTTGAGGCGCTGGGCATCTTTGGCCAAGCGCACATGGCCCATGCATCGCTCGACGTTGTCGACAAACCAGCGTTTGCCGTAGACGACCACGATCGGGATGCACTTGCCTGCAATGTAGCCTGCATCTTCAAGCACCTTGCCACCGGACATGATGTACTTATGCACGCGCTTGGTCTTGATTCTGCGCTGGCGCACTTCGACTGTGCCGATGGCTGCCAGAGTTTCCTCAAGCATTTCGTCTTTGGCAAAGTCGGCTTGGGTGTAGCGCTCTTCCTCGCCTGTGATGGTTTGGAAGATGCGGATGGTCTCGGTCTTTTCCTCGACCTTGTAGTACTCGGCCACATAGACCACATCGGGTGTGCACCAGTCAAACTCGTACTGGTGGATGATCTTTGGCCAGTCGGTCGGGTCATCGTTCCATGTGTCTTTGTATGCCTGGCGCGTCATCGATGTGACGACAAAGCAGAACTTGGCATCGGACTTGTCTTGGCGTTTAGCACCGAGGTCAAAGAACACCGAGCTGTCTGCGTCGAAGATCGGCTCGATGCGGATGCGCTGTCGGTCGTCCTCTGGGTCTTCCTCGTTTTCGTAGACGGTGCGCAAGCGCCATGCACCGATGCCGCCACCGACCGCTTCCTCGAAGGCGTTGTCATAGGCTTCATCGGCCACGGATGCCTGCTCGTCTGCTCGGTAGAGGCCATCGCAGACCTCGGCCAGCTTGTCGTTTTCAGCGCCATCTTTGGAGACGAAGTCGACCGTGATGCGGTTGTTGCGATATTCGTTGACCACTCGGATCACGGCCAGCATGATCTTGTTGACCTCGAACTTGGGTTTGTTCTCGTACTGGTCCCAGAGTGGGCCTTCCCACTGGCTGCCTGCTAAGGAGTAGAAGCGTCTGTCTTGCAGGCATTGCAAGCGCTCGTCGCGCAGTGCGCTTTGCACATCATCGAATTGCGCGAGAGCTTCGTCGTGCAGGTTCGCAAGGCGTTGATCGTTTGAGAGTCTGGCCATGTTATATCCTCATTTTGTGTGATTTTCTCACCATTTCTTTACATTTGGCAATGGAGTGAATGTTGCAGGCTTCGTGATGGCTGCACGCCTCACACCTTCGCAGGCATAACGCAGGGCATCGATCACGTGGTTTTTCTTGTCTTCCAGCACCGGCAAGATTTTGCCGGTCAGCGGGTCTTGCTTGTAACTGTACAGCGTCAGCTCGTCAATGGTGTGGATGCACCGAGGGTGAACCACGATGTCGTAGTTCTTCAGGAACTCAATGCCTTCCTCGACCGACTTTGGGCCTTTGACCGCTGTCATGATCTTTGGAAAGCCATTCTTTTTCATGTGGCTGATCGTCTCTGGCCTGGCTGAGTCGGCCACGATTGGCCACTTCTCGGCCTCTGGCACCTGCATGAAAAGCTCGGGTGTGTTGACGATCTCGCAGCCGACCATGTAGGCCTCGTAGTCGATGTACAGCGTGCGGCCAATGATGTGGCAGCGCACCAGTGTGGTCGGGTCGACCGCGAATCCCCAGTCTGCACCGAGCCGGTGGATTGCGTCTGGCGGTGCCTCGAAGTCCTCGACGCGCCAGTTCTTGAACACTCGGGTGTTGCTGTTTGTGAGATAGCTTCCCATCCAGACATGCTGGTATTTGTCTGGGTCTCGCCTCTTGTCGTATTCCATCTCATCGCGCAGGACTTGTGGAAACCAAGGGTTGTCGGTGAAGTTGACCTTCAAGACTTGCGCGTCCTTTGGTGGTGTCGGACCACGCAGCAGAAAGTCGACAGGGTCGTTTTGCTGGCGCGGATTCCATGTAAACCACAGCTCGGATTCGGGCTTGCGAATGGTTGGCCGCAATAGGTCGAGGCTGGTCTGGCTCAGGCTTTGAGCCTCCTCCACCCAAGCGCAGTCGTAACCTTCAAGCGACTTGATCGAGTCGGCTGTGTGGTTTTGCATGCCTTGGAAGATGATCATGCCATCGCCTTTCTTGGACTTGATCACGGCCTCCTGCACCTCAAAGTAAGCGCCAGCGTTCATTTGCTCGATTTTCATTTCGAGCAGGCGCTTGACGGACTGATTGAGCGACTTCTGGATTTCACGCACGCAGACGCTTCTGCGCTTCTGGTCCATGATGTGAGCCTCGATCATCAACTCGGCAAACATGTGTGACTTGCCAGAACCTCGGCCACCCCAAGCGCCTTTGTAGCGGCTTGGCTCCAGCAGTGGAACTGCCCACTCGGGTGTTGGAAGTTGCAGAACGGTCATGCCTTAACGACCACGCGCTCAATTCTTTGCACCAGGGGATTGGCAGGATCACCAGAAACCTCGATCTTGTCGCCAAACTTCTTTGGAGCCAGTTTGGACAACAGCCATTTGCGGGTGTCAACTTGTAGTCTGTGTTTTTGCACTGCTGCCCAGTCTTTCTTGCCATCAACGGCCACGCCAACGTCTTGGTCGCTGATCTCCATGATCTCTGTGGCCATGCGTTCGATCAGGTCTTCCCTCGCGCGCGCGTAATTCTCCGCAAGGGTAGCATCATCGTCAACCCAGCGTGAGAAAGTGCTTTGAGGAACACCAGCTGCTTGACAGGCTTTGAAGGCGCTCAGACCGCTGCGCATTCCTTCGAGCACCATGTCAGCGATCACGGCTCGGTCTTCACTGCCAGGCTTAGTTCGCTTGGCTGGAGCTTTTGCTTTGTGTGATTTTGTGGTCATGCTGCATTGTCCTTCATGTTTTCGATTCGCGCCAGTTTCATGGCATCTTTTAAATCCATCCTGAGTTGCTCGTTTGCGGCCTGCTCATCTTGAAGTCTGATGTAGACCTCAGTTGCAAACTTGGCCAGCGTGTCATGTTGCCATGTTGTGAAGTTTGGGGTTTCTCTTTGTTTGGTCATTTTCTAAAAATCTCCTCAACTTGAGCATGCAGGTTTGGTCTGTACTGCCTCATCATGACGTAATCAGCTGGGAATCCAAGCTGTCCTGTAACGTGATTTTTCACCAGCCAATAGTTGGCTTTTTTTTCTACTCTACCTTTTGCCACCACTTTGTAGGTGTTCCAGTCGTCTGAGTGTTCCTGTGATTTTTTGAATACCAACCATTCTTGGCCATCGTCTTCAATCGACTTCACCATTGACCAACCGTCTTTTTCGTTTGGGATTCTTCCAAAATATGTCTTTGCCATTTAAATCTCCTTTTAAGCCTATAGGCTTTTCAACTATACCCTAAAGGCTTTAGACAATCAACCATCGCGTTCAGCATCATCGAAAGTCCCCTGCCCCCTTGCCCCCTACC